TCTTAAGGCACGCTGTGCGGTATACCAAGAAGGGCAAGAAGAGAGTGAATTTTGATATTCGCATGGCTGCAAGGAATGCTCTCGCTAAGTGGCTTCGGGATAAGCTTGACGCTTCTATGTTCAACACGCTTACTGCTGCCAATCACCCCTCTATTCTCTACGCCGGAGATGCTACAAGCACCGATACCATCGATGCCACTGATGTCCTTACTACAACTCTCATTAGTAAAGCCAAGCTCGTTGCACGGGATAACAAGATTCGTCCTCTTGTTATCGAAGGGAAGCAGTACTACGTTATGGTGGTTCATCCTTATCAGGGTTACAACCTCAAACAGGATTCTGTCTGGCAACAGGCTCAGAGAGAAGCGGCTGAGCGCGGTTCCAATAATCCTCTCTTCACCGGTGCTCTTGGCTACTGGGATGGCGTAATCATCTATGAGGCTGACAATGTGCCTCGTGCTCTCAATAACAACACTCCTCAAGTCTATGTTGGAAAAGCTGTTCTCTTTGGTGCTGAGGCTGCAATCCGCGGTTACGTTGGGCAGCCCGAGTGGATTGAAAAAGATTTCGACTACGGCTCCCAGATTGGAATTGCAATCGAAATCGACTATGGCGAATCCCGCGTGGCAGTTTCCAATATTGCCGTGAACAGCGTCCTCGTGATAGCTGCTGCTGAGAACCCCAACAGTTAATAGAGATTAAAGGGGAGGGGTAAACCCTCCCCTTTTCTTAAGGAGGTGGAAATCTTGGAGGTTGTTTACATAGGAAAGAAGAAAGAGAAAGAGGTGGAAAACATCTTTGCTACGAGACACCCGCGCACTGTGGTTTTTCCGAAGGGAAAGCCGGTAAAAGTGGAAGAAAGTTTTGGAAACTTTCTACTTGGAGCGGGTGTCTTTGTGACACTTGAAGAGTACCAGAAGAAACAGGAGGAGAAAAAGAAGAAAGCAAAGCAGAAGAAAAACCAGAAGAAACAGGAGGAGAAAAAGGAGGGGTAAATGGCCCTTGACGCTACAGTAGCTGGGGAAAGTGCAAACAGCTATGTGACAGTAACTGAGGCTGATACTTATCTTGCTAATCATCTGGAGGGAGAAACTTGGAACTCAAAGTCTACTGCAGAAAAAGAAAGGCTGCTCATCACTGCTACAAGACAGATAGATTCTCTGCGGATAAAAGATGAGCATCTTCCTTACGATGACAACCAGGCTCTCAAATTTCCTCGCTCTTACGATACCGACGCTGATGGAAACCCTGAGATTCCGCAAGCGGTTAAGGATGCTGTTTGCGAGCAGGCTGTTTTCCTTCTTACTTCCGGAACTGGTCGCTCTAAACTGCAGCAGGCTGGAGTCTCTGATATGCGCCTTGGAGATATGAGCGAAAGTTATGTTTCGCTTCCCGACTATCGCAAAGTGCTTTCTCCAGAAGCAGCTAGGCTTATTGCTCCTTACATTCGTCTCTCGGGGAGGATTGTGTGCGGGCGTACTTAACGGACCGGGCAACTCTATATCGAAAGACAAGTCGTGATGGGTATGGAGCTCCTCAATACGATGGTGGAACTGAGATTAATTGCAAGTTCTTTCCCGCCTATGAACTCATACGAAGGCCGAAAGGAGAAGAGGAAGTTGTGGCAAGACTTGCCTGCTACACAGAAGACATAGAAGTAAACAACGAGGACAGGATTGAAAAGGACGGAAAGAGCTATGAGGTTGTAAAAGTAGCAAGCTTTGAGATGTTCGGATTTTCCTACAAAAAGGTGATGCTTGCATGAGTGGACGCGTTGAATGGTGGGGAGATAAAGGAAGAGCTAAGAAGGCTGCGGAGAGGGGTCTCAGAATTGCTGCTGAAGCTATTCTCACTGAATCTCAAAACGAAGTTCCCCTCCTCACAGGAACTCTTGAGCGGTCTGGAACTGTGACAACTGGCACTGAGGGAGGCAAACCGGTGGCGATTATCAGCTACAACACAGTTTACGCGGAAGTGCAGCATGAAAGAACTGACTTTCATCATCCTGTTCCAGGGAGAAAAGCAAAGTACCTTGAAGACCCGTTCAACAGATTGAAGGAAAGAGCTCTTCAACTTGTAGCTAGCGAGATAAGGAGGGCGATCGAATGATTCTTGATGATCTTGCTTCCTATCTCAACCAGCAGGGAATAGGAACAGTAGGCCAAAACATCTTTAAGGGAATCCTCCCTGAGGAGCCAGATACTATCATTGCTCTTTACGAGTCCGGTGAAGGAGCAGAAAGCCATCTTGAAAGCAACGTTGATAAGCAGGGTATTACAGCCATTGTTCGCGGTTCTGATTATTCGGTAGCCCGGGCAAAGGCTGATGAGGTTTATAAAACTCTTCATGGGCTTTCGAATGTAGTGCTTGGAAGTACTCGTTATCTCCTCATAAAGGCTGGGGGTCCTCCAAAACTCCTGGCATATGACTTGAATAAAAGAGCTCAATTTCTGATCACCTTTCAGGTGATCTATGAAAGAAGTTAGGAGGTGATGTAAGTTGGCGATTGCAGGATATGGCGGCGGAGTTTATGTAGGGGCAAATAAAGTAGCGGAAATAAAGGAATGGTCTATAGACGTAGGTCCTGACATGCTGGAAGCTACTAACTTTGATTCAAACGGCTGGAAAGAGTTTGTGGCTGGACTTCGAGGGGCATCTGGCTCTTTTTCAGGGAATTGGGATGTGGCAAATGATGTGAATGGGCAGAAAGCTCTTCAAGATGCAGCTCTTAACGGAACCACAGTAACTTTAAAACTCATGGTAGATAACACCAATTACATCCAAGGAACAGCACTCGTCAAGCAATCTATAGATGTTTCTGTGGATGACATTGCTTCGATTTCCTTTGATTTCACCTTCACTGGCGCTGTAACAGCTGGACCATAAGTGAGTGAGGTAAAGTGGGCGTGATACTGAGATATAAGGGCAAAAAGGAATACAGGGACCCGCAAGGAAGATTCATTGCCAGAGAAGGAGATCTAGTGGACTTTCCTGAAGCTGAAGCTCTCCAGCTCAAGAAGAAGAAAAATTGGGAGGAGGTGACGGGTAATGGCAATAGCAGGAAAGGTCGGCGCGGTTCTGAAGCATGACGGGGATCCAATCGCTTTTACAGACGAGGCAACAACTCCAGATGCTACCTATACTCGCTATACCATTACGGACTCTGCAAAGCGCTACTGGAACAAAAACTCACCCGTCACCGTGAAGGTGAATGGAGTGATTCAGACTTCCGGATTCTCAATCGAGTATGTAGGTGGTGTAGTGGTCTTCGATAGTGCTTTACAACCAACTGATACGGTGACAGTCTCTGGCGAATATTACAACGTCACCCAGGTAATGGGGTTTAAAAACTGGTCTCTTGACCCTGGACGGGAGTTTGAAGAAGCAACTTGTTTTGAAAGTGGAGGCTGGAAGGAGTTTGTATCAGTTCTCACAGGCGCAAGTGGTTCTTGTGAAGGGTTCTGGGTAACCGATAGAAGCGATTGGGTAGGCGCAGAGCACATCATCGTCCTTTATGTGGATTATCAGGGTGCAAGCAAAGCCAGATATGAAGGTTATGGTTTTGTTAAAGGGAAAAATCTTGAAGTGCCTGTAGATAGCCTTGTGGAGGAGAGTCTCGATTTTGAATTCAATGGACCAGTTTACTACAGGGAGGGATAGCTGATGAGCTTTGAAAACGCTGTACAGCTTATTGCCAATGTTGGATTTCCCATTTTCGTGGCAACTTACTTGTTGCTTAGATTGGAGCCAATTTTAAAGAAGAACTACGAGGTTCAGAGTGCATTGCTTGAGCATTTAAGGAGGTTAAACAGCAATGCGAAAAAAGACAGTTGAAGTTGCGGGGAAGAAATTCGTTATTGAAGAGAGAAAAATCGGAGAGCTGGCTGAGATCTTAAGAAAGATTCAGGAAACCGGCTCGGAAGCAGCTGGATTAAATGACTTTAACGATCTGATAGATTTCGTCTTTGGTAAAGGAGTCGAAGTCCTTTCTCTGCTCATTCCTGGCATTACTGATAAAGACATAAAGAATGCCTATCCTAGCGAAATTGAGGAAGCTATCAAGGCTTGGGTTGATGTAAATTTTTTCGGGCTAAAGAAGCTCGGTGGGGCCTTGATGAGCTATGTGGCCTTCTCAGAACAGAAGAAATAGTTTTTCTTTCGCGGAAACTTGGTTGGAGTTTAGAGGAAATAAAAAAGCTTTCCATACGGGAGGCGGTGGAAGTA